CGAAAAACAAGCGATACCAAGGAGATACGACAATGCGAGAAGGCAATGAAGACAACAAGCCTCATTTGTGCGTGCCGACGTTGGACGGCAATGCTCACGTAATTCCAGCGGAAGTGTTCGACAAGATCGTTTCCGGTGAAATGAAAATCACCGACATGGAGGATTGGGAAATCATCACCAGGACAGCCTTTTCGGAATGGCTGCGAGGATTGGAAACGGAAGCAAAAGCAAGAGTTTACAAAGCTGCCGTTGACCAACTTGCCGACTCGATGGCTGCGGGAGCATGGCAAGACGGGCCCGCACCGAAAGACGGCTCTTGGATTCTCGGACTCTTTCATGGGCTGCCCTACGTGGTCGTATATGACTCGTGGGAAGTTGGTGGTGAGATGCTGCCAGACGGGACCGGATCTCCACCTGACGGCCATGAAAGCGGCTGGTGTTTGGCTGGTGACAGTTTACAAGTCATGGATCAAGACGAGCCCGAAAAGTGGGCCCGAATCATCCACCCAAACCGACACATGCCGGCGTCATGGGACGGGCCCGGAGACCAATGTTAGGAAATGTACATTTGGGAACGCTGCGCGACGAAATTCACGACATGCTTACTGATGCCGTCAAGCGCGTCCTGTGGCCCTGCTTCAACTGCGAGGACGGCCTGATTCACAATCCGTACTGGTATGACGGGCCGATGGTATGCCCATACTGCGAGGGCACGGGGAGTTATCAGCGTCCCGAGATTAACCACCGGCAATGGAGGGCGGGCGCGTGGGGCTACTGGCGAAGCTGGTCAATCCACTGCCTGAAATGCGACAAGATGCTGGACTACAGAAACGCAGCGCAGCCGGATAAGTGCCCTGCCTGCGGGTATGGAGGGGAAGAATGAAGATCATCGCCCTAATCCCGGCTAGAGGCGGATCAAAAAGGGTGCCGGGGAAGAACGTCCGGCCTCTTGGGGGACATCCCCTGCTTTTCTACACCATCGCGGCGGCGCAGGAAAGCGGGATATTCAGCGGGATTTATGTTTCGTCCGACGACCCGCGTATCTGCTACATGGCAGAGCTACGGGGAGCAACGCCAGTGCCGAGGCCACCGGAGTACGCAACGGATACATCGCCTGACATCGAGTGGATAGACCACTTTTTCAGGATTACTGGCGTCGATGCCGACGCCTTCGCCATCCTTCGTCCTACCTCGCCGTTCCGGTCTGCCGAGACGATTCGGAGGGCGTGGGCAGAATTTCAAGAAAAGCAGCCGTGCGATTCGATCAGGGCGGTGGAGAAGGGGCCGAATGCGCATAAGCTGTGGTGGCCTGAAAAGGATGCCATCAAGCCGGTTGCCACTGGCTTTATTGAATCATTCGGGAGATGGGTTCCCATGCACAGCGCCCCGTCTCAACTTTCCCCGGTATGTTACAAACAAAACGCTTCCCTCGAAATCTCATGGACTAAAAACGTAACCGAGAATTATTCGATCAGCGGAGACTACATCAAGCCCTTCTTCACGCATGGCTACGAGGGCTTTGACCTCAACACGGAAGATGATTTTATTCTCGCAGAGGCATTGATTGAAAGAGGCCTCGCGCAACTGCCGGAGGTAAAATGAATTATGGATAAGGCAAAGTTGCTCCACCAGTACCATGAGCAGCACGCACGATGCCCACGATGCTGCGCGAATGATTCCGTAGTGCAACAAAACGGAGGATGGAATATAGGAAGAGAAAAAAATCCATATAGGGCGTGGTGCGAGTCTTGCGGGTGGAGTGGGAGAATAGAGGAATTACTGCCCGACAAAGCGGAGGTGAAATAATGGTGACAGTAAGAGGCGACGATGCAATCAATGCCTTTAATTATTTCGTCAAGCAAGCCAGAAGGAAAATAAAGAAAAAGACATGGCGCTTCGATTCGTTCACGGCAGAACATCCGTTCATAACGTTACGGGTCAGTGATTTTACTGACGAAAGGGAAGCAATATTTACGGGGGAAATAATTGTAACGCTGAAATTTATTTCAATGGGGGATAAATGAACATCGCAGAGTGCATCCACGGCGACTATGTGCCGCCGTTCAAAATGAGGGTCAAGACGGCGTGGGAGCGATACCGATACCTGTCATTTTGGCAAAAAGAACCCGAGACAATCGCATGGATTCAGTCATTCGCAGACGGCGATTGCCTCTATGACGTGGGCGCGAACATTGGCATGTATAGCCTCTACGCCTGTAGGCTGTTTCCGAATAGCGGAGTATGGGCCTTTGAGCCTCAATGGTCAAACTACATGGCGGCAACGCTTAACGCGACCCTGAATGGATTTGGCAGGCTTTGGGTGCTATTTGAGGGCGTATCGGATCGGAGCGGATATGCACGCTTTGAGCACAAAAATTTTGAACCGGGCTCCAGCGGCGGGCAGATAGGGAGCAAGGGGGGCTTTGTCGTCCGCATTACGTCACTTGATGATTTTGCGGCGCAGAACGGCCCACCAGACCACATCAAAATCGACATAGACGGGCAGGAGGCGAAGGTGATCGAGGGCATGAAAGGGCTCATTGCCAATCGGACCTTCAAGTCCTGCCTCATCGAAATGGGTAAGACGGGGGAAGAGGCGCAGCGGATCAGGCAAACGTTCCTTGTCAACGGATACACGGACAAAAACGTTTTTAACACTACGCCGGAACATTCCAAGTTCAAGCCGTGGCGCAGTGGAGAAAACGTCAACATTGAAAACGTAGTCTTCACGAGGTTGCCATGAGCACGAACCTGGACGGCCTGCCGCAGAAGGCGCTTTACACGCCGAGGGAAGTCGCGGATTTCTTCGGTGTGCATGTAGACACCGTTTATACGTGGAAAGCCGAAGGGAAAATTAAGGGCTTGAAAATAAGCCATAAGGTGCTTAGAATTCCACGGCAGGAAGTCATTGAGATTGTAGTGTTATCTCAAACGTCAAACGAATAACAGCAAAAGGGGGGCGACATGAAAAGGCTGGTACTTCTGGCGGTATGTGTGTTTTTTCTAGTGTCCTGCGGGCCGTCGTGGAGATGGGTAAAGCCCGGAGGTACTGAGGCAGAGTTCAGTCAGGACAGGAAGCAATGCAGCTTCGAGGCAGACAAGGCCACGGGTTCCATTAGCAACCTTGACGATTGGGTGATCCGGGGCGCAAGGGTCTTTACGTCCTGCATGGAAGCGAAGGGATACGAAAAGGTGCCCCTAAACTAAAAATACTTTCGTAATAGCCGGTAATAGTCCCGTATGCCTTTGGCGCACGGGACTTTTTTTGTCCAAAATCCAACCCAAGGACTCACCCGTATGGGTGTCAGTCAGGCGGTGTGCGGGCTGGCTATACAGTCCTCCCCTCTTAATCGCACCGCCTAGCCAAAACGACCTTGGCCAGGGGTTGCATATTTGGGCAAACTGCTAGACTTTGCTGCAAAGTTTATCGAACGCAGGGGCGTGGACGATCCTAACCACTGGATTATCCGGCTCCTGGGCCGTCAAAACAAGACGGGTTACAACGTAGACGCCGACTCGGCTTTAGGTCAGTCGGCGGTTTTTGCCTGCGTCCGCGTCATTTCGGAAACCATCGCCTCGCTTCCCCTGATGGTCTACAAGCGGCGCAAGGACGGCGGCAAGGACGTTGCAGACGCGCATTGGCTTTATCCCTTCCTGCACGATTCCCCCAACAATTTCCAGACCGCCCATGAATTCCGAGAAATGCAGGTGGGGCACACTGCCCTGCGCGGCAACGCCTATTCGTTCATTCAGCGGGACAACGCGGGCCGTGTCCTGCAAATAATCCCCCTTCATCCCGACAAGGTGGAGCCCGAGTTCAAGGATTTTACCGACTACGAGGTGCAGTACAAGTACCGCGACCCGGACAGCCACAAGCAGATCACCCTTTCTCAGTCCGAGTGCTGGCACCTCAAGGGGCTGTCCTCTGACGGCCTTCTCGGGCTCTCCCCGATCACCCTCGCCGCGAATTCCATCGGCCTCGCCATGAGCGCCGAGGATCACGGCATTTCATATTACAAAAACGGGGCAAAAACATCGGGCATCGTCAAGCATCCCGGCACCCTCAAGGAAGACGCCCATACCCGCCTGAAAACGTCCGTACAGGACGCCCTTTCCGGCGATAACAAATTCAAGATCATCGTTCTTGAAAACGGGATGGATTGGGTGAACGTCGGCATGTCCGCGACAGATTCCCAATACCTTGAAACCCGCAGCTTTCAGGTGCAGGAAATCGCCCGCCTCTTCCGCGTCCCGTGCATCCTCATCGGGCATCCCGACACGACGACAACCTATGCCAGCGCCGAGCAGATGATGATGTCTTTCGTCATCCACTGTATCAGGCCGTGGCTCGTCCGTATCGAGCAATCCATCAACAAAACGCTGCTGACCAAGAAAGAGCAGGGCCGCTACTTCGCGGAGTTCAAGCTCGACGCCCTTCTCCGGGGCGACACGGCAACCCGCTATCAGGCGTATGCGTCGGCAATCACGAACCGATGGATGAGCCCGAATGAGGTCCGCGCCCTCGAAAACATGAACCCGAGGGAAGGCGGGGATACCTACGAGAATCCAAACACGAGCAGCACGCAAGGAACGCAGGAGGATTTACCCCTCGATGAAGCAGGAACGCAGGACGCTACATAGTGAGTTTCGCGTCGAGCAACGCGAAGACGGAAAGAAGCTGATCCGGGGCCATGCCGCCGTTTTCAATTCCGAGACGGATCTCGGTTGGTTCCGTGAGCGGATCGCTCCGGGTGCATTCTCCGAGTCCATCGGCAAGGACGATGTCCGCGCCCTGTTCAACCACGACGAGAATTTCATCCTCGGGCGAAACAAGGCGGGCACGCTGACCATGCGCGAGGACGAGCGGGGGCTCTACGTCGAAATCGACCCACCGGATACGCAAGTGGGGCGCGACCTCGTAACCTCCATTGAACGGGGCGACATTTCGCAGATGTCCTTTGGTTTCCAGACCATCAAGGACAGTTGGGAAACCGAAGAGAACGCGGCCAAAGACCTTCGCACGCTTGAGAAGGTGAAGCTTTGGGATGTTTCGCCGGTCACGTTCCCGGCCTATCAGGAAACCGACGTTGCGGTTCGGAGCCACGACTGCTGGTCACAGTCAAAGGCAGAATCGTTGAAATACAAACCTTTTAAGACGGCCTTGCTCCGACGCAGGCTGGCTCTAACCGTAGGAGGTTCATCCCGATGAATCGAATTGAGAAACTCAAAGAAAAGAAAGCACAGGCTGTCGAGAGGATGCGGGCGCTCCTCGACCTGGCAGAATCGGAAACCCGCGATCTGACGGAGGCCGAGGACACCGAGTACAAGTCCCTCGATGCCTCGCTGGCGAAAATCGACAAGGACATCGAGCGCGAGGAGCGGCTTGCCGAGCAGGAAGCGGCCATGAGCAAGCCCGCCAAGTCCGTGCGCCTGTCCACCAAAGCGCAGAAGACCGACCCGAAGGAATTTGTTGACCTTCGGGACTTCCTTCTTTCCGTTGTGTCCCGCAGGGACGACCCCCGGCTTTACGATCTTTACGAAGAGCGCGAACAGTCGATGGGAACCGGAACGAAGGGCGGTTTCATGGTGCCCGAGCAGTTCAGACCCGGCCTGCTGGCGATTGACCCCCAGGCGGCGATTTTCCGGCCCCGCGCACAGGTCATCCCGGCTGGCTCCCCCCCGGATTCGGCCATTTCGATGGCGGCACTCAATCAGGGTGCAGCGGAGAATATGTACGGCGGCGTGACCGTGCAGTGGATCGCGGAAGGAGGCACCAAGCCCGAGACCGACATCGACCTCAAGCAGATCAGGCTCGAGCCCAAGGAAGTTGCCGCTCACCTCGTCCTCACCGACAAGCTGATGCGGAATTGGGGCGCGGCTGCGTCCGTTTGTGAGCGCCAGCTTCGTCTTGCCATTACGGCGGCTGAGGAAAACGCGTTCTACAGCGGCAACGGTGTCGGCAGGCCCCTCGGCATTACCGCCTCGCCCGCACGCATCAACTATGCCCGCACCACGGCAAACCAGATTGTCTACGCTGACGTTGTCGGCATGTTCGCCCGCCTGAAGATGGGCGGCAATCCCGTCTGGATTGCTTCTCAGACGACCATCCCGCAGCTCGCGACGATGGTTGACAATGCGACGGGCAGCAACGCCGTATGGATGCAGTCTGCGGTTCCCGGTATGCCCCCGACCCTGCTTGGCATCCCCGTTCTGTTCCATGAGCGGTCGGTTGCCCTCGGGACGGCTGGCGACCTCATCCTGGCAGATCTCGGCTATTACCTCATCAAAGACGGGTCCGGTCCCTTCGTCGCCATGTCCGAGCATGTCTACTTCACGACCAACCGGAGCGTCCTCAAAATCTTCTGGAACGTGGACGGCCAGCCCTGGCTCGACGCGCCTATCCCGCTTGAAGGCAGCGCGGCTAACACCGTGTCGCCCTTCATCGTGCTGAATTAGGAGGTGACGAAACCATGAACTACGGAAAACTCTCTGAAAAACTGAAAATCGACTCCGAGGTTCTTAGCCTCACCTCGGCTGCGGCTGCCGTGTCGCAGAATTACGATATGTCGAAGTACACGGACGCCTACATTGTCGTCAACGTCGAGGGCAACGCGGCGGGCGGCGTGACTATCGACCTGACGGAGTCCTCGAATGCCACGGCGGCTGGCACCACGGCTGCTGGCAGCAAGACGGGGATCGTGGTCGGCGGTACCGCTGCGACGAACATCGCGGCGGGCTCCGGCGTGCGCGACCTTACCCTGACGTTCTCTTCGGCCTCGACGGACGGCAATTTCTTCACCCTCTCCGTCGGCACGGTGAGCAAGAAGTTCACCTACACGACTTCGACGGCGGCGTGGGCTTCCGGCTCCACGTTGCAGTACGCGACCAACATCAACTTCGGCACCACGGTCGGCTCTACCGTCAACACGGGTATTGCCGGGTCCATCGACTCCCTTAAGACGGGGCTGGAAAGCACCCTTGGATTTTCCACGGGCGTCCTGACCCTGACCACTCCCACGACCGACTCCATCCGCATTGCGCTGGCTGACGCCGCTGTTGGCGACATCGGCCTGAATGCCTCTGCGGTCATGTCGGCGGTGGTCAACAATGCGGTCGGCGCATTCGACATCAAGGCCGAGCAGCTTACCTCGACGGCGAACAAGCGTTACCTCGGCGTGAAGGTGAGCACGGCGGCTACGTCCTGCCGGGCCGCAATCACGGTGATCCGCACGGGCGGGCGCTATATGCCGCCTGCGTTCAAGGGCAAACTGTCTAGCTAGTAACACGGGGGCAGGTTCCTCACGGGGCCTGCCCCTTTAACCTTTATGCTGGAGGGCATACATGAGCGAGATTCAGGAGGCGAAGAAAAAGGAAAAACTCTGTATCGTCGGCTGTTCGGACTCCAAGTCCGAAACCCCCTTTCACCTCAAGGACGAATTTGAATTTTGGGGTGTCAACAATCTTTTCCTGACCATGCCGGGGCCGTGGTCAAGGTGGTTTGAGATCCATCAGATCACCTGCGAGGGCGGCAAGTGGCTTCGCAGAGGGAAAGAGGATTTCCGGGGGCAGGCCGTCCCCGAGTACCTTACCCAACTCGGCAAACTCCCGTTCCCCGTCTACTGCCAGCAACCCAATCCCTTCATGCCAAACGCCGTGGCGTTCCCGTTTCAGGCCATCATTGATCGGTTCGGGACGTATTTCACGAATACAATTTCATGGCAGATCGCCTACGCAATCCTTGAGGATTTTAAGGAGATTCGGATTTACGGCGTAGATATGGCGGTGGACTGCCTCTCCCCCGGTTCCAAAGTGCTAACAGCAGACCTGCGATGGGTTCCCTGCGGCGATGTCAAGGTCGGGGATGAGTTGATGGGGTTCGATGAATTCCCGTCTGACGGAGATGGCAAGACGCGCAGATGGCGCAAGACCCGCGTGACAAAGGCCCGCGAGGTGATGAAGCCATGTTGCGAGGTTGGGCTTGATGATGGCACTTCGTTTATCGCGTCCGAAAAGCACGGATGGCTTACGCACGGCGAGAACGTGAACCGCTGGAAAACAACGGATCAACTTGTATCGAAGCACCACAGGACGGGGCGACCTACCCGGATTTTGAAAATGGTCAATCCGTGGCGCGAGGATACGTCATGGGAAGCCGGATACCTCGCAGCGGCCTTTGACGGCGAGGGGTGCCTTTGTCAGACACCGCGCAAGGGAATGAACGGTGTCTATACAAATCAACTCGCCTTCGCGCAACGTCAGAATCCAATGAAGGATACGGTGCGGCGAATCCTCGATGATTACGGGTTCAGGCACACGGTCACGTCAGTCAATAAGAGCGACACCCATCAGGTGAACATTCAGGGCGGCAAGCCTGAAATCATGCGGTTCCTGGGTCAAATCCGTCCGCACCGGCTCCTGCCGAAATTCAAAGCAGAAGCGATGGGCGAATTCCAGGCCATGAAGTACGTCCCGGTAGTCGAGACGCGGCATATCGGGATGCACCCCGTCATCGGCATTGAAACGGATGCAAAGACATTCATCGCTGATGGGTTCTCGTCACATAACAGCGAGTACTTCTGGCAGCGCCCGAGCTGCGAATACTTCCTCGGATTGGCCGTCGGCATGGGCATTAAGATTTGGCTTCCTGATACCTGCGACCTTCTCAAGACGCGCTTCATGTACGGATACGAAGAGGCAAAGGAACTGCCGTTCAGGGCGAAGATCGAGAGCATGAAGAAATCCATGCAGAAGCGGGCGAATCAGGCGCAGGCGCAGATGGCGCACCACGAAAAGCAGGTGCAGCAGTACATCGGGGCCATGAGCGCGGTAAACGAGATTGACAAAATCTGGAAGAACGTCACGGGGGGCTGAGGATGAAACTTCGATGTGTCACGCCTTGCGCGAACCAGGAGACGGGGAAGAGGCATCAGCCGGGGGACGTGATCGAGGTAGGCCCCGCCGAAGGGGGGCGACTACTGGCGTTCAAGCACGCCGTCCCATACGTCGAGGCGCGAGTGGAGACGCAGGCGATGGTGGCCCCGGAGGTCCGCAGGGAGAAGGGAAAGCCGGGACGGAAGCCGAAAGAAGACAGGTTTAGGTATTCGGGGTTGTCCGAATTCAGACATTAGCACCGGGGGGCAAATACACCGGAGGTAATTGAAATGGCGAAATTTTGCAGCACGATCATTCTGAATCAGGCTTGTTCGTACATTGGATCGAACAGCAAAAAGATGGGGGTATTCACCGCAAACCCCGCAAACCTCGCCGCTTGTACCGCTACCACGTACTTGGCTCTTGTCGCCATGACGACGGCAGATTTCACAATTGCCGATGGAGACGTGTCAGGCAAAAAGGTGACGGTTGCACAAAAGGCGACGATTGCTGTTACGACTACTGGCGTTCCCAATAGCATCGTGCTGTTTTCTACGCAGGCCGGTACTACGGGGATTCACTACATCACGACCTGCTCGACGGCGCAGGCACTTACCTCGACGGCGAACACGGTTACGATCCCTGCTTGGGATATCGAATTCCGAGACGCGACGTAACGGAGGGTGAACATGAAGAAGCTGCTTTTTCTCATCGCGTTTTTTCTGTGGGTGGGTACGGCTGAAGCTGCCCGAGTGGTTAGTGACCCTTATCTGGCTCCTGCCGTTGTTCCTGACTATTTTACTGTCTCTCTTAATGGCGGAAGCGTGGTTCAATCTCCACTTGCTTCAGTGCCGGGTGGACAAGGTTTCAGCTATACGATTGACGGACTGACCGGCGGTAACCATGAAATCAAGGTGAAGGCCTGCAAGGACTTTGGGGCAGTATTCGGCGTGAGGTGCAGCGACGAGGCGGTTTTTACGTTCGCGGTTCCTGCCGCACCAGCTATTCCAAGTGGACTCAAACTCTCACAGTAACGTGTAAATACCAGATGAGGAGATAGACATGGCAATCACCAGATATACGATGACGATGCAGTTGGAGTTTTCCACGGCGGAAGACCGGGATGCCGCCTACGCGAAGGCGAAGACGTGGGCCACGAACGAGAAATCGGGCGGAAAGGTGGTCGCGGGGACGCTGACGAAGGGCGAGTACGTCCGTCCCGAGACCAGCTCGGAGTCCATCTAGATGTTCGCCTACAGGCAGTCGGCTGCCGGCGCCGCGAGCGACCCCGGCAGCGACAACGTAACGCTCAACAGCGTCCAGGCCGGCAGCCTGATCGTCGTCTTTTTCTACTCGTTTTATTCCGGGGGCTCCTACGGCACGGTCACATGCAGTGACGGGACCTCCCTGTCCGAGTGCACCCCGGCCGTCGGGTCGTACGAATACATCAAGGCGTTCTATCAGTATTCGTCCGGGGGCGGGAACAAGACCTATACGATCACGGGCGAGCAAGATTGGTACGGCGTCTGCGCATTCGAGTTCTCGTATGCGGGCTCCTGCGAACTGGACGCCCAGAACCAGGGATATGGGGATGCGACGGGATCGGTTGCGACGGGCAACATCACGACGACGGGCGCGGGGTCGGAGCTCGTCATCGCCTGCGCCGTGTCCTATGCTTCATATAATCTCAATACGCCACGGATCAACAATGTGGCTGCAGACGGGTCTCTGGATCTTGCGATCGGTTCCGGAGACGGGCTGGCCTGGTACAGGATCGTCAGCTCGGCCTTCACCGGGAATGCGAGCTGCACAGACGGCGATTCCGGCTACTGGTGTGTAAAAGTAGTGTCGTTCAAAGAGGCGGCAGGCGGGGCGTCGAGCACGCCGCTATTCCGCAGGCGCATGAACATTTTGCTTCGCCTCTGTCTTTCGGCGTTTAACCTCATTGGGAGGTTACTTAGATGAGTTACGGAAGAATGTTTGCAAGCGGCTACGTCGGCACGACGGCCTCAACGGCTGCGAAGGAATTGATTCACGTTCTTTGCAGCGCTAGCCACGTCATTGCCGTCCACGAGGTGGCTATCACGGGGCGCTCCACGTCTTCGGAGTTCATGACGGTCGGCATCGCCTTCGCC